CTCATTCCATGAACATTTATATATTGCTTGACGACCTCGAATGAATTGTATTGAGGGAAAATCAAAGATTTCATTTCTCTTACATTCATATCACCTTGCTTCTGATTCTCGTACAGAGTCTCCATGTACTCTCTGTATGTCATGCGAATTGGCTTATCGGTCTCTGAGTCAATGAAATGATTCCAAGCTCTGGCTGACTCAAATGCAGTCAATCTACCAATATAAATTGCTGGTGAGGTTCTCCGAAGGCTTGTTGCTGCCCCTCTCGTGTACAACTTTGCTGCTATCAGAATGGCAGTTTCATCAACAGTCACAGGACCACGAATAATTAAAAACGGGTTGGTTTCAAGGTACTTATTGATGTCGTCTCTGTTTAGATTTAGCCTCTCTCTCATGTTTGTTAGCTGCCTAACCATTCCTTGAGATATCGACATGTCGGTCTTCTTGTACATTGTTGCGGGGTCATCATCATGTGACTCGATCAAGTTATCATTGAGATTGAAGGATGTTGTGTATGTCATATTGAGAATCTTTTCGGGAGTTGTGGGGTCCATGAAAACATTATAGTTGTGGAATTCGGGGCCGACCATATCCTGCATATCAGCATCATATATGGGATAAACACCAAGATCAAAGGGAATGTTTTTTTGTTCCAGGTTGAAGATTTTTGTCGGATCATTTGTCATATTAGGACCTGTACGGAAGATTTCATCAAAATGAGATTTGTTCATTATGTGTGACATGTAGCACAGGAGAGAAGATGCTCCATTTTCTCTGAGCTGCCTAATTCTTGAGTAGCTTTCATTGACAAATCCGGAACAGCTAGATGTTCCGATCATGTCGACGGCACTAAGCGAGAACTTGATGATCGGAGATTGAACTTCCAAGTTTGCCATGTAGGCTGAATTGAATTCATAAATTAATGTACCTGAAGCCGACTTCACAGAAAGGTCCATTGCGTGCAACCTCTCTGCAGCCAGAGCACATTGCTCAAAAAGCTTCATCTGAAAAACATAATCATCTGTGGTCATGTCTCCCATGATTGTGTCTCCTTTGTCATCGGAACCAACTCGTGTCTTCCATTTGATGGACATTGGCTTCCCAAGCTTCTTTAAGCAGAGTCTGAATAACTCATCTCGCAGGCTTTGACAAGAAAGTGCTAATGCTGTCGAATCATAATGCAGTATGCCTTGACCCATATTACTCATGTTTTTCATCTTTGGCTGTCTGTCATTAAGGAATTTCTCTTTGTAGTGCTGTAGGTGAGGTTCGGTGTGTTCAATCTTTGGATGTTTGATCCATTGCTCGACAAGTTTCCTTGGATACTCGATCTCTTTGTGACAGTGTTTTAGAAGAACCATTCTGCAGAGCTCAATCATGGGACCAAGTTTCGCAGAATGATGGTTGTGGAGAGGTAGGAAAATCGTTGGGATGAATTTTTGGCACCATGTTGCCATATCGTAGGAGTTCTTAACAACGTATAGAGGAGTTCCTTCTGGAAAGGATGATGAGAGCTCCTCGTAGTCACCCCTCATCATCAACCTCTTGTCTTTCCCCTTTGTTAGGGTTTCTCTCTTGTCTGATTTTGACATGAGTCGGCTGAGTTCCTCGACCAGGTTAATCAGGACTCTTGCTTTTATGAACAAGATGAGGATTTCTCGGACACCACCAATCTGGTTTTTCTTGAATATTTGTATCACTGTTTTGAAGGATATGGATGAATTCCCTGAGAACTGCATGGCGACCTCGCATGCCAGAGAAATGTTCTCAGTAGTGACCATTTCATGTACCAACTCAATGCATTTTGTTCGGCGACCGATTTCAGACAACTCCTTGTAATCGTCTGCATCGATCTGATCTTTAATC